TGGTATCCAAGGGGATTGGATTCTGTTGAACTACGATTCCCGTATGTTCGTTCCAAGATGTTTTCTTTTGGTAATGTAAAGGGATTTCAATATATTGATGCGGATGTTGGGTTGTTTGGCACTCCAAAAATAAACGGAAACGAAACAGGGTATGATATACAATCAGATAAACAAAATTTCAAATATTCTGATAACATAAAAGTATCTCCCGAAGGAACATTTACCAACTCCGATATGTTGGTACAATACGCGTATTACACTCAGGATGCTAAGAATTTTCCATCCCAATTTGGTGACCCAAATAGGGCTGAGAAATTAAAGAACAATTTACAAAAAGTCATTGATAAAATCAACATGACTCCGACGTATATTGCATTTAAATCTCCAGCATCATATTTGTTGCCTGCCGCTGGATTTGATGCAGATTATGTAAAATATGACAATTGGACGAAAAAACAACAAGGAGCAAGAGTTATAGGTGCAAGTGGTGAATATGCAGATAATAGAAACGGAAGACCAAAGACTATAGATTCTTCTGTTTCAAACAATAGTCTTAGAATGGCTACGTCATTCATGTCTGATGGTATTAATACTTTGGGTGTATTGGGCAAGGAGAGGGAAATAACTACACAAAACTCGTCCATCAGCAAAGATTATACCGGATGGACAGAATGGAAACCATATGAAGATGATTTGATTGCTTTCTTCTTTTATGATGTTGTAAATGAAAAGTATATTCCATTTCGTGCCACGGTAAAATCCATATCCGAAGGTAACACAGCATTTTGGGATGAACTTCGTTTCATTGGTCGAGCCGACCAATTGTATTCATACAATGGATTTAGTAGAACCTTGTCATTCACATTTAATGTCGTGATTGGTAGCGTCACTGAATTGTTGCCATCTTGGAAGAAAATAAACTACTTGGCAAGTTCAGTTAAACCCTCAAATTACACAGCTACAAGTGATGTTTCCAACAAGATATTTAACAGATTTATTGTTCCTCCGATGTTTATGTTAACCATAGGCGATTTGTATAAATTTCAACCTGTGGTCATAACGTCATTGAATGTAAACATTCCTGATGATGCAGCGTGGGAAACTTTAAATGAAGACAATTCTTCTGGATGGAGTTACATGAACGGTATAATTGCTTCTAAAACTGTAGGTAAAAATTACGGCCAACTTCCAAGAGAAGTTGAAATTGCAGTCACTTGTAATTTGCTTGAAAAAGAACGTGCTATAGTTGGTGGTTCTCATTTCGGTCATGAACCAAGAGTTGATAATTGGGAAGATATAAATAAGACCGACCCGGCTATATTCTTGAATTCTGGAAGTGTGAACGTTCCATATTTGCCTGTTCCTACTGTATTACATCAACAATTTGTGGAATGGAATACTCCGGGAAGAGCTAGAGACGATGTTAGAAATTTGCTTGATGCAGGTACACCGTTCAATAGAACGATTCAAAGAAATGCTAACTTAGCGTAATTATGAAAAGATACGAAACAACAAGTGTAGATAAACGGTGGGACGGGAGTAGGGTTTATAGGACCACATACTATCCTATTGTTAAACCACAAGAGAGCGACGCTATAATTATATCAAATGAATCAGATTACTTGGATAGTCTAGCCTATAAGTATTACAACGACCCTACGTTGTGGTGGGTTATAGCACTAGCTAATAATCTTGGTAAAGGAAGAATGAGTGTACCAGCAGGTATTCAATTAAGAGTGCCTACAAATATAAATGCTATATTGATTCAGTTTAATAATATAAACAAATAAGTTATGCCAGCACCAATTATTCCATGGCAACCGTCGAATATTCCCGGAGAAATTCAATCTGAATTAAACCGAAGGAAAATTAACAGGAGCTACAAGTTTATCCAAAACACCCAAGCAAATTGGGATAAGGGGTCTGGAGGCGATTGGAATTCTTATAGAGGGCCGATGACTTCTTGGATTCGGTTTTGTTCCAATGGAGCAGGCCATCCTTTAGTGACAAATGAATTTGGTGGTCGTAAAGAAAGATTCGTATTATACAGTGGTAAGGGATTTTATCAGAGTTATGGATTTCAACCTCCAGCCACGGCAGGCAATTCAAAATATCAAGTTATTGGATATACACCGGGAGATTTTAATAATGGAAATCCCGGAGAACCACACATCATAGAAAATTCTTTAAATACTCCGGTGGATGAACCGAAGAATTATCCAATTCATGTTCCACCACCTGAAATTTCAAGAATAGAAGTAACAGTTCAAAAAGAACTTTATAGACGTGTTTCGGTTGAGTGGGTGTGTTTTTCTTGGAAACAACTTGCGTATATGACTCCATATTTTCTTGTTCCGGGTATTACGTGTATGGTAGAGTGGGGATGGAATCACTACAACGTTGATTCGTTGGTTAACCTTGCGGATAGAGATGAAATGAGACGGTTGTGGGATAACGCATATCCACTTTACTTCGATAACATAATAAAATCAAAAGGAAATTATGATGTTGTTTATGGTATTGTTTCAAACTTCAATTGGAGTATAGAAGGTAACAAAATTATATGCACGACTGAAATAACTTCCAAGGATAGACTGTATGCGGGTATAGCAGCAGATTATGCAATGTCTGTAAATGACGATGATTCTACGGATAAAGACATACCAGCCGGTATATTTAAAGACCTTAGAAGTTTTATAAAAAACGACCAAACGTTGGTAAATTTGAAGACGTTAGTTACACAGGCTCCTACTGTAAATGACAAAACATTAAATTTTGAAACAAATACAAGTGGTAACGAGATTTGGCGTGACATTTTAAATCCTCTATTGACAGGAAAGCCTGAACAAGTAGGTATGAGACACCCACATGTATATGGTGTATTTTCAGGAAGACCAAAGAACAGTTATGGTACCGACCCTATACCGGGAGCTCCGGGCGCTGTAGGTGAGGGATTCGGCCCTCCGTATGTCAACGATTTTGATGCAAAAATACAAGATAAAGATAGTAGTGATAAATTTTGGATTAATATGGGGATGATTGTAGCCATATTAAATAGATTTTCTGCACTCCCTAGCGGAACGGTAAAGGGGAAAAATATGTTTGAGGTTGATATTCAAAATTGTATAATTGGTGGACACCCAAATATGATTTCATGCGACCAGCGTGTTTTGATACCAAATTATCAAGCTCCTAAATTTTTATACGGACTTGTTGGTTTACAGCATAATGCTGGAGCAACTCTTGTTCCTGACGCCTCAGTAGCATATACATATCAAACCTTAAGACCCATTCCTGTTGGAACGTCTCTTGTAAATAAAAAAATGAGAAAACTATTCTTTCAAACACCCTCAAATGTATGTTTTCGTGATAATTTGGATGAGATAATAAATTACAATAGATACAGATATTCTAGGATAGGAGTAAAGGTTGGAGTTTTGCCGTTAAATTCTTATAGTTTTCCATCTAGCTTTGATTCGGGAGTTTTACCAGAAAGTCCAAGAGGATTGAAAGGTGATAAATTAGTAAAAGACCGTTCCGGACTTCTTTCTAACATTTACATTTCTTTTGCTGCATTTTCGGATATAGTATCGGATGAAAATAATGACTCTTATACAAAAATGTATGATGCAATTTTCAAGGTTTTGATGGCTGCAACGGATAATTTTTGGGATTTGACGTTGATGGATGTTGATGGAACAATAACGGTGGTGGATAAAAAATACATCAGTAAATATGCATTAGAAGCACAAGGCGATTCTGTATATTCCTTTGATTACATGGATGCAGATAGTATAATAAAATCTTTGAAGTTTAGACCCACGTTGTCAGATAATCAAGCGACTAGAGTAATATTCGGTGCGGTAAATAATCAAGATTCTAAATACAAAGCTTTTGATAAAAATGATTTGTTGGATTATCAATTCAAAGATTGTGTAATAGGAACGGCTCAAAATAAAAAACAAGGAAAGGATGGTGATGGTGAATTAGAAAAAAGAAAGACTAAATTGGAGCAGTTAAAAGATTTAGTCAGGGGCGTTCAAGATATAAACAGACAGGCGGATAGTGGACAGTTGCAAATGTCATTGAACACATACAGAAGGAGTCAGTCGAAAAAATTGAAATATCCAGACAATATGCCAGAAATCATTAAACTGGTTATGCCTGATAGTAAACTTCTCACGTTGTTACTAAACGATGAAGATTACAATGAAAATGGAAGATATTGTGCAGTTCAGCCCGGCATAACCCTTGAATTAACATTACAAGGAATTGGCGGACTTAGAACATTTCAGTATTTTATTGTAAGGCATCTTCCGCCGCCATATAGTGAGAATGATATCATATTTCGTATTACGGACGTTCATCAAACATTAGAAGCTGGTAATTGGGAAACAACCATTCGTGCCCAACCGCTTCCATTGAGGGGATACATAAAAGACAAGTTGAGGGGGCCATTGGGGTTTGATGCTACTTCACCAAATAAAAATGGTTGGCCAATAGATAAAACGTTGTAAAAAAACTAAACCCATTGACTTTTTCGTGTTGGACTACTACTATTGTCCACTATGGAGAGTTATAAAAACTTTTTAGAAAAGATTAGAAAAAGTCGTTCACCTGTTATTTTGTGGGCGATTCCATCTGATGTTTTTCTCCATACGTGTGCCACAGATGTTTCGTTGGTCTTTATCAAGAACATGGATACCAAGGAAACGATAACCGTTGGGTTTAATCATCCAGATTTGGTTTCCGTTACCGATAAAGATGATTTCGTCAGACGGTTGAATGAGATTGAAACCTTACCGAATCATAAATGGGTATTTGATAAAAAATCATTCATTCAATTCTTACCTGTCAAAGATTTATTCGATATCAACTTGTATTGTCATTTACAAGAGGGATGGACCATCGAAGAAGAAACATATCATACCAAAGCACACAAATTCATCTATCGTAGTAAGCGTGATTGTGGAGACTTGAATAAGGTCGTTCCACTTCTTAAACACAAAGAAACATTTGAAAAAATGTGCAATGAATTTTTCAAGATAGGTATTAATTGGAGTGATTCTGAATATGGGTATAGAAAAGAGAATGAGATTGTTGTTGAAACTCTAGCAGAGTTGGAGTCAAATGGTATTTATGTAAACAGAGAATGTTTCTCCAAACATTTTGATGCTAGAATACAACCTAATGGATTGGTGTATAGCAAATACAATTTTTACACCAGCACCGGACGACCAAGTAATCACTTTGATAACGTAAATTATGCCGCTCTCAATAAAGAGAATGGTGTAAGAACTTGTTTTACATCACGTCATGGTTTGGACGGAATGATGATACTAATTGATTATTCTGCTTTCCATCCAAGAATCATATGTAATGTCACAAATTTCCCAATGAGTATTGATGAGGACATTTACAAATATTTGGGCGAAATGTATCTTCATCGTAAAGTGACGGAATACGACTTGGAGGAAATTAAGAGTATAACGATGAGACAGTTATATGGCGGTGTAGAAGAGAAATATGAGAACATCAAATATTTCAGCAATCTTAAAGAGTTCAAAAATTGGAATTGGCAATTTTTCAAAGAAAATGGATATGTATTGACACCCACATTCAGACGAAAAATTACTGACCAACACTTGAAAGACGCAAATCCAGAAAAACTTTTCAATTATATTCTTCAAGCCACAGAAACAGAAGTTGCATTGTCTGCTGTTCATTGGGTAAACAAGTATTTGAGAGACAAGAAAACGAAGGCGGTATTATACACTTACGATTCATTGTTGTTCGATTTCCACAAATCCGATGGACCAAAGGTTCTTACAGATATCATGAATATTATGATGATGGGTAAAAGATTCCCAATCAAGGTGTATAAAGGGGAATCTTATGATTCGGTGATTCAGATTTATCCATAAGTTTGACATTCCTGAGAATATTTATACTTACACAGAACAGTATGAATAAATTACTCAATAAAATCATAAGTGAAGTTTCATTAGACCAGAGAGTATCCAATGGTATGTTTAGCGTAGAAGAAAGCGCACATATGGAGGCTCTACGTGATTATCTCACAAAAAAAGGCATTGATGAAGAGGCTGTAAGAGATTTTTCCAATAGAGTGTTAGAGGGAAAGTATCCTGAAAGACAAGCTTACAATGCTAAAGGCATTTTGGTTACATTTCCAACTCCTGAATACAAAGCAGAGGCTATTAAACGTGGCACACACTTTGAAGAGAATCCGATGAAGAAAATGTCTAACATTTTTTCGGACCCAGCCAAAAAGGCTGAAACCCCGCCTGCTGCCACTCCGCCAGTTGCAAGCACGCCTGAGAAGTCTCCAGAGATACCAAAGACTGGTCTTCCTGTTTCACAGGCTGCACCACCAGCTTCCAGTGACACTGATGCTACCAATGACATTCAAGCAAAAACTACGGCTGCGCCACAACAAACGCCAGTATCAACACCAGCCGCAGACCCAGTAAAAGAACCAAACTCATTACCCGAACCACCACCTAAATCCGATGCAGAAAAAACTGCCGATAAAGATGCAATCAAGACGATGTTAAAAGGTGATGACTATATGTTGGAAGAAATGGTAAATTGGTTCATGTATAATGCACCAGAGTATCTAAAAGAGAGTATTGAGAAACACCGAAAAAATTATGAACGATAAGAGACAACTGTTATGCACGTTCTCTACAGTAACATCCTTTAAGTCGGCACTAGAAGAAATAAAAAAGTTCTATTCGGTTTACAACAATAGATTTTTTGTTTTCATCAACGTAACTACTCCTAAAGAGGTATTCATTACCTACAATATACTGAGTGAAGCAAGAGAATTTCCTAAATTTCAAAATACAATTTCCATTCACAGGAAAAAACAGACCAATACTCTTTATACACTGAATGCCATGAATCAGATTATTAAAGATGAAAATAATGGGGTTTTTGACAAGACTTATTCTGTTGATTGGAACTTGTACAAGAACTCTTTAATCATTACTGGCACTCCCTCCATTCGCGTCCTCCCGATTGAAATTTTAGAAATAGTCAGTTAAAGAAAAACGCAAAAAATAAAAACTTTTTGTGCTTTTTATAGGTTGATTTTCGTGCGGTTATCATGTAGAGTTCATACTTATTAGCAGCAAGACAAGACTTAACAAATTATAGTTAACGATTGATTTAATGCTAATTAACACTAATTAACGAAAGAAAAATAATTATGGCACTTAACATGGATAAAGTCCGCAACAAATTGGCGTCTTTTGACAAGACGAAAAAGGGCGGCAAAAAACTCACCCAAGATCAACAAGAGAGAGTTGATAAAATCAAGAAATACGTTTGGAAGCCGGAACCCGGCGAACAAACAATTCGCATTGTTCCACTACAAGACTCAGTTGACTTTCCGTTCATCGAACTGAAATGGCACTATGACTTCAACGGCGACAAGGTTAGTTATCTAAGCCCCTCAAGCCAGAATAAGCCAGACCCAATCGTGGATTTGGCAAACAGACTTGAGAAGTCCAAGGAAACTTGGCTCAAGGGAAGAAAGATGCAACCCAAGATTAGAACTTACGTTCCTATCATCGTTCGTGGTAAGGAAGAGGAAGGCGTCAAGTTTTGGGGATTCGGCGTTCAAGTTTATGAACAGCTCACGGCTGACATGACCGAATACGACGATATCACAGACCTTAACACCGGTAACGATATCAAGGTAATTTTCAAGACGGCTGATGAAGTCGGCAAGGATTATCCTGAAACGAAAATCACCATCAAGCCAAAGCCACGTCCGGTGATTGACCCGGAACATCCGAATATCAAGGAAGTCCTAGAACTTATCACTAGGCACCAACCGAAGATATATGACCTTTATACGCCAGCTTCGTATGAAGATTTGGCCGCAGCGTTGGAAATCAAGTTGGAAAATGAACGAAGAGGCATTAACTCTGGCTCCGCTCCTCGTGGCGCCGAAAGAACTGCCGCAGTCGTAAAGACACCAACACAAGCTCCATCAAATGATGACAACGTAGTTGTTCCATCCGAAGAGCAAATTGAAGCTGCCACAACTGTTCAAGTAGCAGAAGTAGCACCATCAACGCCTCCGGTTTCACCTTCTGCCACCAAGGCAAAGAAAGTGAATGTGGAAGACTTCGAGACGGCGTTCAAGAACATCTTCCCTGAAAAGAAGAGTTAATCTTGAATCAATAAAGTAAATAAAATAACTTGAATGCTACATCGAATAGGTGTAGCATTCTCGTTAGTACTAAAAATATATTATGGCAAAAGCAAAATCTAATCATATTGACGGTGAGGTTGACAAAGTTCGAAAAGTAGAACGTAGTGAACTTGCCGAATTGATTCACAAAGCATTAAATAAATCATCCGCTGATGGAGGTCAGGTATCTTACTTCTTGGATGAAGAGGAAGACCCATCAATGGTTTCGGACTGGATTTCAACAGGTTCTTCATTGTTGGATTTAGCCATTTCTAATAGAAAAAACGGTGGACTTCCTGTTGGAAGAATCATCGAAATAAGTTCTCAAGAAGCTGCAGGAAAAAGTTTAATCTGTGCTCACATTTTAGCAGCCACTCAAAAGATGGGTGGTCACGGTGTATTAATTGACACAGAAAATGCCGCTGCGCCTTTGTTTTGGGATGCGGTAGGACTTAACATGAGAAACTTGAACTATGTTTCTCTTACAACAGTTGAACAAATCTTTTCTAAGATTGAAGAAGCTATAGGCGTGGCGAGAAAGTTTGATACTAAACAGTTGGTAACAATTGTTGTAGATTCTTTATCACAAGCTTCGTCGGAAACAGAAATGGAATCCGAACACGGAAAAGATGGATACAACACATCGAAAGCAATCATCATCAGTAAGGCGTGCCGTAAAATCACTGGTCTTATTGGAAAACAAAGAATCCTTGTAGTATTCGTAAATCAGCTTCGTATGAATCTTGCTGCCGTCGGGCATCAAGACAAGTGGATTGTTCCGGGTGGAAAAGCCATGGCATATGCAGCATCTGTAAGACTTCGTTTAAGTAACATGGGCAAACTGTTGGGTGCAGGTAAGAAAGTTATTGGTAATAAGTGTAAAATCATTGTCACCAAGAATCGTATGGGGCCACCACACAGAAATGCCTTGTTTGAAATTCACTATGATAGTGGTATTCAAGACTTGACGAGTTGGTTGGATTTCATGAAAGATAATGGATTTGCCAAGAAAGATGGCGACAAATATACTTTCAAACTTCCAAGCGGAACAATCAAATTGACTACCAAGGAATTTCTTGAAAAGATTCAAAGTGAACAGTCATTCAAGGATGAAGTTTATGACGTTATCGCAACCGATTATATCATGAAGTATCGTCCAGCGAATTCTGCCATCGTTGAAAACCTTGAGGTTGATGAGAGTGTTGAGGATGAAGGATAAAATGAGAATCCCTCTTGAAGAGCGTAGATTAGCGAAACGAACTTCGCCCTACGGTCATAGGGTGACGGAATTACCCGACATATTCAGTGACGAACTTTTAATGACTGATTATGTCGGTGTAAGTCATATTAACAAAAAGGGTGAAAAGTTTTCAATGAAGATGCAAGTGTCTGAATTGATGGCATTCATCCAAAGAAATATACACGCAAAATATGACTGACGCAAATGATGTATTTTCCATTTGGGAAAACTTGAAGGCCGAAAAGAAGGCCGCTCAAGAAGGTGGGCTTGGTTCTGTTACAAAAAAGACAGTCTTAATTGTTGACGGAATGAATACATTTCTTCGTTGTTTCATGGCAATTCCTACCATGAATATAGATGGTTTGCATACTGGTGGCATTTCCGGCTTTCTAAAGAGTGTCGGAAGTGCCATCAAAGCTTACCAACCTGATAGATGTGTTATTGTTTTTGACGGTCATGGTGGTTCTTACAAGAGACGAAAAATCTATTCTGAATACAAAGCTCATAAGAGAACTAAAATTCGGTTGAATAGAATCTATGAAGAAAATCTTACCGATGAAGACATTTCGATGCAGAAACAACTTCAAAGATTGGTAGCATACATGCAAAGTCTGCCGGTCAATATGCTGGCTTTGGAGAATGTGGAAGCAGACGACACCATCGCCTATCTAGCATTGGATACCTTTAAGGATTGGAATTCGATAATAATGTCCGCCGACAAGGATTTCCTACAGATTGTAAACGACCACGTTCAGGTATGGAGTCCAACAAAGAAAAGGCTTTATGGGCCACAAGACGTGGTAAACGAATACGGTATAAGTTCTGAAAACTTCGTCTATTTCAGAACACTTGACGGAGATACATCGGATAACATCCCCGGCGTGCGTGGTTGCGGCCTAAAGACGATTGTTAAGGCTTTTCCTATGTTGAGTGGGCCAAGGATAGAATTGAGTGCCATAAAGGATTTGGCGACGGAAAATAGTGGGAAATTGAAGGTTTATGATACGATAGTTGAAAGTTGGCAAGATGTTGAACGTAATTACGCTCTAATGCAATTGACCGATACTGCGTTAACTACTATTGCCCAACTACATGTAAATGAAGTAATAAGCAATCCTATCCCAAAACTTAACAAATTTGAGTTGATAAAACAAATGTCTTCTGACAATCTGACAAACACCATCTATAACCTACAAGGATGGATGAATGAATGTTTCTCAAAACTAAACAGTTTCGTAAGAGATTAATATGAAAAAAACTATAACAAAGAAAG